GCCCAAGCGGGACCAGCGGACCGGCTCTGATCGGAACCCTAAGGGCTCCGCGTCAGGTACTCGGGGCTCTATCAAAATCTCGGATTCAACCGAGAAGGCGCTCTCAAACCTCCGCGACGAGCACAACGAGAAGTACACCGCTAAGGGCAAGAGGGTAGACCTCGGGATGCTCAAAGCCGTCTACCGGAGAGGCGCCGGAGCGTTCTCGACCTCTCACCGGCCATCGGTGACATCGCGGGAGCAGTGGGCGCTCGCTCGGGTCAAAGCTTTCCTCAGGCTGGTCGGGACCGGCGAGCGGAAGAAAGCCTATAACACTGACCTAGACCTCCTCCCTAAAGAGCATCCGCAGCACCGAGAGAAGGAGCTCGCGGAGAAGCCGGAGAAGTACGCTCATATCGATTTCACTCCTCCCAAAGGAGCTCAAGACGCCGCACGTCGAGCGCTCGAGGTCCGCGCGGAGAAGCCGGAGAGTCAGCGAGGGATGACGCCGGTTGGAATCGCTCGAGCGCGTGACCTCCAGAACGGAGTCGAGCTCTCGCCGGAGACAGTTCGCCGGATGCTTGCCTACTTCACCCGACATGAAGTCGACAAGCAGGGCTCGACGTGGGGAGAGCAGGGAAAGGGCTGGCAAGCGTGGCAAGGGTGGGGAGGCGATCCCGGCTTTGCATGGGCGCGGAAAGTGGTGAACCAGATGAACGCAGCCGATGAGAAGAAACTCTCCGAGCGGGCCTATGCGCTCTCCGAGGCGGAGGAGGTTGAGCTCGATGGCCTCACTGTCGTCGTCGAGGATGGTCAGGAGCTCGGGCGCCCATTCGTCACGCTCCGCGCCGGTACAGTCGCGAGCCGGATGAGCGGTGAGACCATCGCCGAGGTCACGCCGGAACTCCTCGCCGAGATGGTCCGCGTATTCCAGGCACGCCGCGAGAGCGATCCGGTGATCATCGACTGGAATCACCAGAGCTCCCCGAACGTCGGCGCGTCCACGCCGGAGACCGGCGGCGCTCTCGGCGAGATCGTCGACCTCCGCCTCTCCGAGGACGGGACGTGTCTCATCGCTATCCCCGCCTATAACGACCGCGGACGGCGGACAGTCGCAGAAGCCCAAGGCTCTCTCTGGAGTTCTCCGGAGTTCGTCACGGGCGAAGTCTACGCGAGAGAGAGCGGGGCCCCTACCGGGGGCGCTCAACTCCTCGCTGTCACCCTTACCCCTCGACCGCAGCAATCCGCGAGCTCGGTCGACCGTGTCTTACTGACAGAGGAGGTCAACTTTATGGAGACCCGAGAGCAGTTGATGAAGATGGAGATGGGCGACCTCGTCGACCTCCTCCTCCAGAAGATGGCGATGGTCGCCGAGATGGAGAAGCGACTCGCCGGCGACGCCGAGAAGCTCGAGGAGGAGGACTCTGATCTCCTCGCCGAGGACTCCGAGAAGGAGAAGCTCGCCGAGGACTCCGAGAAGGAGAAGCTCGCCGAGGAGGAGGACAAGGAGAAGATGAACGAGCGCAAGGGCTACGCGATGAGCGAGGGCTCGGCTCTCCTCCTCGCCGAGGTCCAGACTCTCCGCGAGCAACTCACCGCGCTCCGCGAGGAGAACGACTCCGTTAAGCGTACCGGCGCTGTCGACGAGCTCATCCGCTCCGGCCGCATCTCCCCCGCCGAGCGTCCACTCGCCGAGAAGGCTTGGAATCAGCAGAAGAGCGGAGACGGCGCTTTTTGGCAGATGTTCTCCGAGCGCGCGTCTGGCTCCGCTGTCCCTCTTCGGGAGGTCGGTCACGGCGCATCCGGGGAGCAGATTAACCGGGAGTCTCTCGCCGAGCGCGCGAAGAGCATCGCCGCGGAGAAGAGCATCAGCTTCTCCGAGGCTCTCAACCAGATTCGGACCAACGACCGCGAGTTCTTTCTCGCTGCTATGGAGGGCTAAATGAGCCGCCTCGGAAATTCAGACATCCAGACCTTCATCGCCGCTGAGGCGATCACCGGCCTTCAGGCTGTTGTTATCAACGCGGCTGGTAAGGTCGCTCTCGCTGACGGGACCACCGGCGAGCAAGCGGACGGCATCGCTCAGCGTTCCGTCGACGCTGGCGACGCGGTCGAGGTCGTGATCTTCGGCCGGACCAAGGCGATCGCCGGTGACACCCTCACCGCGGGGACTCACTCTCTCCTCATGGTCGAGACCGGGACCGCTCGCCTCATCCCGTGGGCTAACGGCGCCGGCACCGAGTACAGCGTCGCCCGCGTGATCTTCAATCAGAACGCGACCTCATACGCCGACGGCGACGAGATCGAGATCATCTTCACCGGCGCAAGCCAGTTCGCCTAAGGAGCGCTGACTCATGGCACGTCCTAGCTATAGCAATCTCCATCCCGTCGATCAGATCCTCACCAATATCATCTCCGAGGCTGTCCCGAGCGATGCTCAGCTCATCGCCGACCGCGTCATGGAGCGCGTCGACATCCCCGAGCGCAGCGGGACTCTCCTCGTCGAGAACACCCGCTCTTTCATGGGGGCTCCCGAGGCTGACTCTCGCCGAGCTCCCGGCGCCGGTCGTCAGAGCCTCTCGAGCTTCAACCGCTCCTCGCTCACCTTCAAGGCGGAGATCCACAGCTTCGAGGACTCTATCGCGATGGAGGACATCGAGGACTCCCAGTATCCCGGGACCGAGGAGGAGCGGAGCGCGCGCAAGGTGCGTCGCGCGCTGATGCTCGCTCAAGAGAAGCGCTGCGCTGATCTGCTCTTCGGCTCGAGCTTTACGAGCGCGACTCCAGGCACAAAGTTCGACGCCGCTGGCGCCGAGCCGCTGACCTACATCCATCAGCAGCTCGACACCCTCCGGGCGACCAACCACGGCATCTCTGCCGACACGATCATCCTCGGTTATAACGTGTTCCGCGCGCTCGCTCGGAACCCGGAGATCAGGAGCTTTGTGGGCGACAGCTCCGCCGGCATCGCCAGCGGTAATCGCATCCTTCCGGACGACGCTGTCCTCGAGGTGCTCCGCTCCGTCCTCGCTATCCCGAACGTCTACGTCGGCTCCGCTCGGCGCGAGACCGCTATCCCCGGCGCGACCAGCTCCGAGGCGGACATCTGGGAGACCGAGACCATCGGCCTTTACATCCTCCGCGGCTCCGACGCTATCGCGCAGAAGTCAGGCGGCGTCAAGGCGATGCCGGTCGCGGCGCTCAATATGCAGTACAAGGGCCTTCAGGCTGGTCAATATGACTCGCTCGACCTCGTCCGGCGTCACGTCTGGGGTGAGCACGTTCAGCAGTTCCGCCTCGTCGACGCTGATCGCGGTCTCCGCCTCACCGACTGCCTCACCTAGTGCCCTATGGCTTGCCCCTACTGCTCACACATCCGGCTCGCCGAGGAGGACGCGGACGAGGTCGCGATCAGCGACCTGACTCGCCAGATCCAGCGGGCGACGGATGAGCGCCTCAAGCGTCAACTCAAGGCGACGCGGGGACAGCTACAGGTAGAGGCCAGCCTAGAGCGCGGGCTCCGTCGAGCTCTTCGGCGGAGCAAAAGAGAAGTGGTCGCCGCGGTCAAAGCGGCGGCCGATCGTGGCGGGCTCGATGAGCTCCGCCGGATGCGTCGAGATGAAATGTCGGCATGGCTTCTAGATCAGGGGCTCGCCGAGTCGGTCTTTGAGATCTCCGACGCCGAGCGGGAGACGCTGGCGAACGTCGAGGGGCTCCTCCTCTCCTCCGCCGATGGCTTCGATATCGCCGCTGTCGGCGGAATCGGTCAAGCTCTCGCTCAAGACACTGTCGAGGGGATCTTCGATGATGTCATCATCCCCGACACTCAGAGAGCGGTGAGAGATGCTCTCTCCTCCGCTCAATTCAGCGCCGAGCCGTCCGCTGTTATCAGCTCGCTCGACGCTGCTCTTCGCTCCGCCGAGGGGCGACAGATCACCGAGGCCCGGACGAGGATCGCCTCGTTCGGTCGCGAGCTCACCGCGGTCGCCGCGGAGGCCGCGGGCCTCGACCACTACCTATACACCGGACCCCTCGACGGCATTACGAGGCCTTTCTG